GACGTTCGTAGCGATGACTTCAAACGTAACGACTTCCCTAAACAACTAATCGGTTCCCACAGCTTAAAGGCTTGGGGCTACCGTATCGGTAACAACAAGAGTGACCACGGGGAAACCGAAGACTGGTCTACTTGGTCACAAGAGATGGAAGACTATTGTGTGCAAGATGTGGAGGTCACTAAGTCTCTCTATGAGTTCTTTCTTAAGAAGGGCTTAGGTGGCCTCCAGCAAGCGTGTGACCTAGAGCACTCCTTTGCTAAAGCTATCCGTATCCAAGAGATGAACGGATTCCCTTTTGACGTTAAAGCAGCAGAGGAACTTACAGCTACCCTTATGGGTCGCCGTGCTGCTCTTGACGTAGAATTGCGTGAGTTATTCGCGCCTACTGAAGAAGTCACCAAGAGTAACTGGTGGCTCGCTCCTGATGGCACAAAGTCCCGCACCAAGAAAGCCTTGGTAGAAAAGGGCTACAAAGCTAAGGAGATAACCAAGGGAGAGTCTGTTGTTAAGACAATCCCGTTCAACCCCAACAGTCGTGACCAGATCGCCGAACGACTAATGGCTAATGGCTGGAAGCCTAGCTCCTACGAGGGCAAACGACCAGCAATCAACGAGGCGGTGCTCAAGGACATCGGAACACCCCAATCCGAGAAACTCCTTGAGTACCTCCTCGTCACCAAGCGTCTCGGTCAAGTGGCTGAGGGTAAACAAGCGTGGCTCAAGCTAGAGCGCAACGGACGTATCCACGGATCAGTGAATACCAACGGTGCTGTCTCTGGGCGATGCACTCATAGGAATCCGAACGTGGCTCAAGTTCCGTCTACTCGTGCTCCCTATGGTGGCGAGTGTCGCTCTTGCTTCACAGTTCCAGAGGGCAAGGTGCTCGTAGGTGCTGATGCTAGTGGCTTAGAGTTGCGCTGTCTTGCCCACTACCTAGCCCTGTTCGGTGACAAGGAATACGCTAAGACTATCCTTGAAGGTGACATTCACACGGCTAACCAAAAGGCCGCTGGGTTGCCCACCCGTGATGATGCAAAAACATTTATCTACGCCTTCTTGTATGGCGCAGGTGATGCCAAGATTGGTTCTATTGTTGGTGGTTCTGCCAAGCAAGGTAAAGCTCTCAAGGCTTCCTTTATGAAGAAGACGCCATCCATCAAGAAGCTCTATGACGCTGTAGCAAACGCTCTGGAAACTAAAGGTCTTCTCCGAGGTATCGATGGACGCCCTCTGCCTTGTCGTTCTCCACACTCTGCTGTGAATCTCCTGCTCCAGTCAGCAGGTGCCGTAGTTATGAAGCAAGCACTCATAGAGTTCGTAAAGATGGCTAAGCTTCCCTACGAGATGCACGCCAATGTTCACGATGAGGTTCAGTTCTCATGTGACCCTAAGCACGCCGACGAACTCGGTAGGACATTCTGTAACGCTCTAGGGAAAGCTGGAGAGGTTCTCAAGTTTAACTGCCCACTAGATGGAGAGTTCTCTGTCGGGGCAAATTGGAAAGAAACACACTAACACAAGTATGCACACAACACTAATACACGGAGATTGCGTGGAAGAAATGGCTAAGATGCAGGAGGGAATTGTAGACCTTACGGTTACATCGCCTCCTTACGATAACCTAAGAACCTACGAGGGTAGCTTACAGTGGAATGAGGGTATCTGGAAGCAGGTGCTAGAGGGATTATACCGAGTAACCAAGGAGGGTGGAGTTGTTGTCTGGGTAGTTGGAGATTCTACTATTCAAGGAAGCGAGACAGGAACCAGCTTCAAGCAAGCACTGTATGCGAAGGAGATCGGATTCAATCTGCACGATACGATGATATGGAATAAAGGTAAGCTGTCATTTCCAGAGACTACGAGATACTCCAACGTCTTTGAGTATATGTTTATTCTTAGCAAGGGTAAGCCGACTTTTAATTGCCTAAAAGACAGGAAGAACAAATGGTATAATGGCCGAAAACATATCAAAGGAAATTACAGAAATCCAGACGGCACACAGGCGCGACATAACAAGCAGAATATGCTAAAGGAGTATGGGTCTAGGTTCAATATATGGGATGTTTCGAGTGGCTGCAATAAGAGCCACACAGATGATATGGGTTACTTACATCCAGCAACCTTCCCAGAACAACTAGCCTCAGACCATATCAAAAGCTGGAGTAACGAAGGTGATACAGTCTTCGATCCTTTCCTAGGCTCTGGAACAACTGGCAAGATGGCAAAGCAGCTAGGTCGTAACTTCATAGGCGTCGAGAAGGTCGATAAGTATTTTGACATAGCCAACGAACGCCTCAAAACTATTCAACCTGAACTAATACACACATGAAAGAAACAAAGAACAAACTACTACTAATCGATGGTGACATCATCCTCTACAAATCCGCTTCTTCATCTGAGCAGGAGATGCGCTGGGATGATGACACGTGGACACTTCAGACTAACATGGCGGAAGCCAAAGCTGAGGTAGACCGTCACATCACAGGTATCACCAAGGCTCTCAAGAGTAAGAACATTAAGGTGTTCTTCTCTCCTAGTCGCACGTTCCGCCACCAACTGTGTTCCACCTACAAGGCTAACCGTAAAGGCAAGCGTAAGCCTCTAGGCATGAGTGAGCTTAAAGAGTGGATGATGGATGAGTATGACTCTGAGTTATATCCTAACATTGAAGCGGACGACGCCATCGGTATCTGGTCTACCAAAGACCCTGAGAACCGTGTGGCTGTCTCCATCGACAAGGACTTCGCAACACTTCCGATCACTCTCTACAATCCCGACAAGGATGTTCTCCGAGTGATCTCTAAGGAGGAGGCAGACCACTTCCATCTCGTCCAGTCCCTCATGGGAGACTCTACGGATGGCTTTGGAGGTCTTAAAGGCTGTGGCCCTATGACCGCTAAGAAACTCCTAGAGAAGAACGGATCTACTTGGCAGACCGTTGTGGACGCCTACGAAGCCAAAGGGTTCTCCGAGGATGAAGCCCTGCTGACAGCTCGTTTATCTCACATCCTACAAGATGGTGACTACGACTTTGACACACACGAAGTAAACTTATGGACGCCTACAAATGCCTAACAAACTTGACAAACTAATATACGACATCGATCAAGCCAACAAACGACACACTAAAAATATGCAATCAGTAATCACAGCAGCAGACGAACACCTTAATCCAACCCTACCAGACTCTGGGGCTCGCTCCGAGTTTGCTACGGGAGCCGTCCGAGATGCCTCCGAAGGCAAAGGTAATCCATCATTGATTCCTATCGATGCTCTTCGGGCTGTCGCTCGGAGGTTTGAAGATGGTGCTACCAAGTATGGAAGAGATAACTGGCAACAAGGGATTCCCCTGAGTCGCTACGTGGATTCCCTATATCGTCACCTCTGGCAGTTCATGGAGGGAGACGACTCGGAGGATCACTCAGGAGCCATTATCTGGAACGCTATGTGCCTCACTCAGACCAAGAAGTGGGTCGATGAAGGTAAGCTCCCGAAGGAACTTAACGACCTGTAGAAATATACCTACGACCGTAACGATGGAAACAGACAATCAAGTAGAAATACCAGCAATTAACAAGGTGCTCCTAGACGCCCTAGAGAGCTCCTTTCCAGCCATGGATTTCCCAGCAACTGACAGTGTTCCTCAGCTTAACTTTCACTATGGACAACGCGCCGTGGTGAACTTCTTAAAGCATCACTACCAAATTCAAACCGAAAATATAATCAACCCAGAATAAACTAATATGTGTTCCAAACCAGACATCCCCGATCCAGTGCCTCCTCCCGCACCTCCTCCCCCTCCTACTAAGGTGGCTAAGAAGGTCGAGAATAAGGCACTCAAGAATCGCCAAAGCTCTAAGAAGAGTGGCACTTCTGCTCTTACCGTTCGTCGCTCTACAGTGAACACTGGTTCATCTGGTAGCGGTGCAAATATAAATTACTAATTTAAAAATACAAATATGGCAGACCGAACCCTCACGATTAACCACGCAGATGGAGGCAGTGAAACTTATACTCTAAAGACCGAGGACGTCTTGGGGGTTCGGAATATGCAGGTAGATGGAGAGACGGTCACAATCGATCGCACAGCTCCAGACCTTGTTCGCACTATTATAGCAGACGGACAGACTATTACCATTGATACCACTAGGGAAGGTGTTCGCACTCTTACAGTGGATGGCACCGAGATCACCATTGATCGCACCGAAGAGTCTAACCTTGATAGCTTTATTCAGCAGTTTACAGGTTCATCTTTAATTTTATCCCTGAAGGATCGCGCAAGCACATCTGGGAACACTATCGTAGTCCGTGTAAGACGCTCCAGCGACAACGCTGAGGCTGACTTTAAGTCTAAAGAGGTGTTCGATGGGACTCTAGTTGCTTGGGTAGGTGCTGGTAACGACGGCTTTGTGGAGACTTGGTATGACCAGTCAGGAAACGGCAATGATGCGACACAGCAGGTGTCTGGAAGTCAGCCTAAGATTGTTGATGCTGGTGTATTCCTCGGTCAAGTAGACTTCTTAAATGGAGTCAGCACGTTCCTAGAGACCAATAACTCAGACCTTGCTAACTTATCAGAGCTTTCGCTGTTCAGTGTCCTAGAACCTATAACCGCAAGCGCAAATGAATTTGCAATTTCAGCAGGTAGCATTGTAAATTCTACAGGAAATTATGGTGGCTGGGCTTTGTGGGCTAATGGGTATTCTGACAGATTGGACTTTACCACACAAGCCAGAGGAAGTGGAACTAATTCACGGGCACGGCTAAACATTACAAGCACTAGCCCCGTGGTGTATTCCGCTACTCTTAACGGGACTGACGCACAAGCATCGCTCAATGGTGTTCTGGGGACAGAAAATACTAGTATGATTACTCCTTACAATAGTGACGCAACAAGACGCAAGCTACGCTTAGGGTGTCAATATACCTTTGCTCCTACGTCCTTTTACAAGGGCGCGATGAAGGAACTAATCATCTACCCCTCCGACCAATCAGCCAACCGTGTTGCCATCGAAACTAACATTAACAATCAATACGACATCTACTAATGCCCTATCTAATCTACCCAACTGAAAAAGACGCTTGTGACCGTGCAGACGAAGAAGGCAAGGACATCGGCTACACCTACTGGACCGAAGGCAAAGGCACACGCTGGTTGACTAAGCCAGTTCCTACTGCTGACGGCGAGTGGGCATTGGATGTTTCGGAGTATGACCTAGACGAGATTGAGGAAGCAACGGTTGTTGACAGCTACCCAATCCCAGACACTATCGAAGATAACATTTAACTACCCTTTATTCCCCGTTCGTTCCATGAGAGCTCCTTAACCCCAATCGGTTAGATTCAAGCCCAACAGAAGGAAGCCCACCGTTCGGACGGGGATTTTTTATTACAACAAATATATGAATACTGAAACAGCTCAAGCACTCTACTCCAAACTGGAAGGTAAGCGATACCAATACGTAGATCGTGCTCGCCAGTGTTCCAAACTTACCCTTCCTTACATTATGACTGAGGAAGGCTTCGGCGCACATAGCCGCCTAGAAACACCCTTTCAAGGCATTGGGGCTCGCGGAGTGAACAACCTCGCTTCTAAATTACTACTAGCACTCCTACCACCCAATGCCCCTTTCTTTCGTCTCAACGTAGACAACCACGGACTTGAACAAGAAGGTGCTCCACCAGAGCTAGTGACTGAGATCGAGAAGTCCCTTCAGCAAGTCGAAGAGTCCGTCATGGACGAGATTAGCCGTGAGACTTATCGCACTGCTCTCCATGAAGCCCTCAAGCACCTTATCATTTCTGGTAATGCACTTATCTACCTTCCCGAAGAGGGTGGTATGCGTGTGTTCCACCTAGATCGTTACTGCGTAGAGCGTGACCCAATGGGCAACATTCTCTACATCTGCACCAAAGAACAGCTATCCTATATGTCCCTCTCCCAAGAGATGCGAGACATTGCGGGTAACGCTGACGGTGAAGGAGCTGACAACGACGTCAACCTGTTCACTGCTGTTTGCCGCAAGGAGAAGGGCTGGAAGGTATGGCAAGAAATCAACGGCAACCTTATTCCTGATAGTGAAGGCTTCTACCCACTAGACAAGAACCCCTTTATCCCACTCCGCTTCTCCCGCATCGACGGTGAGGACTATGGACGAGGATACGTTGAAGAGTATCTAGGCGACCTGCAATCCCTTGAGAGCCTCCAAAGAGCTCTTGTAGAAGGCTCAGCAGCCGCCGCTAAGGTACTCTTCCTCGTCAACCCCAACGGCACAACTCGCGCTAAGACACTTGCTGAATCACCCAACGGTGCTATCGCTCAAGGTAACGCTGCTGATGTGTCCGTTCTCCAGCTAGAGAAGTTCAATGACTTCCGAGTAGTCCAAGAGAGCATCGTTAAGATCGAAGAGCGTCTTGGACACGCCTTCCTGTTGACCTCTGGTGTTGTTCGTAACGCAGAGCGTGTCACAGCAGAAGAGATACGCATGTTAGGACAAGAGCTAGAGGTCGCTATCGGTGGTCTTTACTCGTTGCTCTCAGTGGAGCTCCAGATGCCTATGGTTAATCGCCTCATGGAAGTGATGCGTAAGAAGAAGAAGCTTCCCAAGCTACCCAAGGACATCATCAATCCTGTTATCATCACAGGTGTAGAAGCCCTTGGTCGTGGTCACGATCTACAGAAGCTGGACATGTTCCTAGCTGGTGCCGCTCAGATCGTAGGCCCTGAAGCCGTTGCTCAATATGTGAGTGTCGGAGAATACTTTAAACGTCGTGCTACATCCCTCGGTATTAAGACTGATGGGTTGGTTAAGACCGACGAACAAATGGCTCAAGAAGCCCAACAAGCCCAACAAATGCAAATGGCAGAGAAGCTAGGCCCAGCAGGGATCAAAGCTATTTCTGACCAAGCGAAAGTACAACAAGAACAAGCTCCCGAAGAGGAATAATAAACTAGAATATGGCTGACCTACATCAAGTACAGATCAATGAAGTAAACGAGGAAGAGAACATCTCTCTCGAAAAACAAGCTGCTATGCAAGAAGAAGCAGCTAACCAGCGTAACCAAACGCTTGAAGCCGACCCCAAGGAAGGCAAAGAGACTATCGAAGAACAGCTCAAAGAAGAAGAGCCAGAAGCCGAGGAAGAACGCCCAGAGTGGCTCGACGAAAAGTTTGAGAGCCCCGAGGACATGGCTAAGGCTTACAAGGAGCTTCAAAAGAAGATGTCCAAGCCCAAGGCTGATAAGAAAGACGCCAAAGCTGAAGACGTATCTCCTACAGAGGCAACCACAGGTGCTATTGATGCAGCTCGTGGTGAGTTTGCTGAGAGCGGTGAGTTGTCCGACAAGACCTTTGATGCTCTAGAGTCCGCTGGGTTGCCCCGTGAGTTCGTAGAGCAATACATCGCTGGTCAACAAGCTATGTCCGTTCAGCAAGCGGCTACTATCCAAGAGTCAATCGGCGGTGCTGGTAACTACGAGGCTATGTCCGAGTGGGCTGGTGAGAACCTAGCTGATGGCGACCTCGATGCCTTTAACGCTATCGTAGAAGGTAGCTCAGTAGAGCAAGCTCGTGTAGCCGTTAAAGGTCTATACGCTCAGTTCCAAGCGGCTGGTGGTAAAGGCCCAGCTCTTGTCCAAGGATCTACTTCAGGTGACTCTGGTGTAAAGCCATTTGGTTCTACAGCACAAGTTACAGAAGCTATGCGTGATCCTCGTTATGCCAGTGATCCAGCTTATCGTGAACAAGTCGAAAAGCGGATGTCTGTTTCCTCAATCTTTTAAACAATAAATAAATAAATAAATAATATCATGAGTGAAACAGTTGACCTTCTTGCGTATGTCGTCGCTTTCTTTTCTACGTTTGCGCTTCTCGTCTTAGCTTTTATCATCGTTTTAAAATACTAAAGTAAATAATATTATGAAAGAAATCATTACCTACCTCATCTCCAATGCAGACAACCTACTTGCTGTAGCAACAGCTATCGTAGCCGCTGCTTCTGCTATCGCTGCTATTACCCCAACGCCTAAAGACGATGCGTTTGCGGCCAAGGCTTACAAGGTCTTGGACTGGCTCGCTCTTAACGTAGGCAAAGCTAAAGACAAGTGATTAGTACAATCGTTCAACTGCTAATAGCGTTCCCTAAAATCGGGAAGCTGTTTCTAAAGATACGTTCTGAATATGTTAAAGAACTTGCAACTCGTCGTCACGCTAAGCACCGCACTCGTATTGATGAGTGGGTGCGCAACGCTGAGACAAAGCAGGATTCCTGAGTTCATCGAGGAGCTAGACCAACACGAGTTTAGCTCCTCTGAGCGGGAAACCATCGGGGACATCCTCGACTATGTGAACGAGCTAGAAAACGATGTTGATTAAACTCATCCTCACATCCCTTTTGTTGTTCGGGTGCTGCCAAGCGGACACCTCAATAACCCTTAAAGACTTCGTTAAGTTAATCCCCAAGTGGGAAGTCTATCCCGATAGTCCTCACGACGTAGTGGGCGACAACGGGGCTGCTTATGGTCACTACCAGATACACAAGGTAATGGTAGACGATTACAACCGTATAACGGGTTCTAAAGCCTCCCATACGGACGTATTTGACCCCGCGTTCGGCCAGAGGGTCGCGTACGCTGTCCTAAAGCACTACGCAAAGCACATACAAGCCTCTGGGGTTACACCTACGGCTGACCACATGCTGTTCATCTGGAACGGTGGAGGTAGTGCATGGAAGCGCGTAGAGAACCCCATCAATGACCAGAAGCAAATCAACCTAAACAGGTATCGAGCAAAGGCTCTGCCTATCATCAACCAATTTCGTTCCCATCCGCACGAAGTAACAGCTTTGCCCTCCGAGGAGGATAACCTAGCGGTGAACCAAGTGAGTAAGAACACCCAACTGTAGTCCCCATTCTGGGAGCTACGCTAAGTAAACTAACTCAAAAATAGAAATAATATAATGGCTAATACAAGTCCGTCCCGTTTGGGACAAATCAATGGTTCTGGAGACGTCGATAGTCTCTTCCTCAAAGTGTTCTCGGGAGAAATCCTGACGACCTTTGAAGAGCAGAACATCATGAAAGACCTGCACATGGTTCGCACCATCTCGTCTGGTAAGACAGCTCAGTTCCCTGTTACAGGTGTCGCTGATGCTAAATACCACACAGTCGGTGAAGACATCGTGGACAGCTCTAACAGCTACCTATCAACCATCAAGCACGCTGAGCGCACCATCAACATCGATGACGTTCTGATTGCTTCGACATTCATCGCCAACATCGATGAGCTCAAGAACCACTACGACGTCCGTAGCATCTACGCTAAGGAACTCGGTAAGGCTCTTGCTAAGCGCTTCGACATCGCAACAATGAAGACTCTCTTCGCTGCTGCTGGTGGTTCGTCTCCTATCGGTGGTAACGGTGGTACAAGCATCTCTGGTGCTACTACAGACACTGCTGCTGGTCTTGTTGACTCGCTCTACGCTGTTGCTCGCTCTCTTGACGAGAAAGATGCTCCAGATGAAGGTCGTTTCGCTATCTTGGCTCCTTCTCAGTACTACACTCTCCTCACTTCCGACAACGTTGCGATCAATCGTGACACTGGTGGTGTAGGTAATGTTGCAACTGGTAAGATCGCTCAGGTCGCTGGTATCAACCTCTTCAAGAGCAACCACCTCGACAGCGTTATCGGTCTCGGTGATGCTTCTGCTGTTGCAACTGATGACGGTTCTGCAAACAACGACGTGTTCGGTGCTAGCGGTGCTGGCTACAACGGTGACTTCTCCGCTCTTAGCGGTACAGCATCTGCTAAGGGATTCCTTGCAGGTACTAAGGAAGCTATCGGAACTGTTAAGCTCCTCGATCTTGCTACTGAAAGCGAGTACCAAATCCAACGTCAAGGTACTCTGTTCGTTGCTAAATACGCAATGGGCCATGGCGTTCTCAGGCCAGAATGCTCTGTAAAGGTTCTTCCTGCATAGAGATTAATAATTAAACTGAGACCCCTTGGGACGATCCCCTTGGGGTCTCTTTTTAACCCCTTTATATTTGAAAGAAACTAAACAGTGTAGAGTCTGCAAAGAGGATAAACCCCTCACATCTTATCATGTCCATGATCATAAGACTGGTAAGTTGCGTAATGACTGTAAGGAGTGCAGACGTATAAAAACTCTAACTTATCGATATGGTATAAGTAATGAGGAGTATGATTCCTTCATGCACAAACAAAAAGGTGTTTGCGCTATTTGCGGCACAGACACGCCCACAGAAAACCACGACGAAACCCGTCCACATCTTTACGTAGACCATTGTCACACCTCAGGAGCCGTTAGAGGTCTCCTCTGTAGTTCCTGCAATACTGGTCTCGGACTTTTCAAAGACAACCCTGAGCGCCTAAAAGCCGCCATTCAATATTTAACAAAGTAATAATATGCCAACTCTGACATCTAAACTAGAAGCAGTAAACTCTATGCTAGGACACATCGGTGAAAGCCCTGTGAACAGCATCAGTAACACCAACGCACTCCCTGTTTCCGCTGCTACCGCTATCTCTGCTCTTGATGAGATTAGTCGTGCTGTTCAGTCTGTAGGGTGGCAATTCAACACAGAAGTAAACGTCACCCTGAGCCCTGCTGGGGATGGCACTATAACTCTCTCAGAGGACATCCTTGAGATAGATCATGTCTCACCCGCTATAGACATCGTACAGCGCGGTTTAAGTCTCTTTGATCGTTCTAATAACACATCCGTTTTCACTACTGATCTCACAGTAGACCAAACACGTCTCCTAGAGTGGGACTCTCTACCAGAGCAAGCTCGTCGTTATATCACTCTGCGTGCCTCTCGTGTGTTCCAAGGACGCATCGTAGGTTCCCGTGAGCTAGAAGCGTTAATCGCTCGTGATGAATACAAAGCCTACGGAGCACTCATGGACTACGATAGTGGAAGCTCTGATAGGACTATATTTGACAACTACGACGCCGCTTCCAGAATTGGTATCAACCGTAACTACGATCTCTACTAATGGCTTTAATTAACACTAGTGTTCCTAACCTTATTCAAGGTGTCTCTCAGCAACCTGATGCCACTCGTTTTGATGGCCAATGTGAAGAGCAGGAAAACGCTCTTAGCTCTGTTGCAGAGGGACTGAAGAAACGCCCTAACACTCGGCACGTCGCTAGGTTGTTACAGACGGCTATTGATGCAAATAGCTTCGTTCACTTTATCAATCGAGACGACGAAGAGAAGTATGTTGTGATTCACACGGGTAGTGGGATTGAAGCTTGGAACATCGTCTCAGGCGTTAAGTGTTCAATAAACGGTTACACTACACCGCTAACTCCTCCGAGTTATCTTGAAACTACTACGCCTCGACAAAGCCTTAAAGCTCTTACGGTAGCAGATAATACTTTTATTGTTAATAAAGAGATTAGTGCGGGTTTATCACAAACTAAAACAGCACCTCTCGATAAGAAAGGATTTGTTTACATAGCTCAGGGAGACTACGAGAAAAAGTATCAAATCAATGTTGGAGGAAACCTTAACGGGACCGTTCCAAGCAACCAAGCGACCTTTGACATAGCTGTAGAAAGTTATTATTGGAGCAAAGGCTGGGAGAAATTTAGGGTTGCTAATGTAAGTATAACAAACGCAGGTTCAGGATACCCCGCGACAACCCCAGACATTTTAGAACTATCATTTAACTGGGGAAGTTTAGGCTCAACTGTCTACGCTAGTTATAACACAATCGACATAACGCCAGTCATTCAAGTCACATTTGAGGATGATGGTACGGTAGATGCAAACGGTGTTTCAAACGGAACTAAAAGAATAGCCACAGCAACTGTTGCGACTGTAGGTAAATTCGCCCAGCACAACGCACAGGTTACGGGAGCTAGCTTTGCGGATAATTATAGTGCCAGTATAACAGGCACCGTTGCGGGAGATACTGTTGGTGGCGCAGAATACAGCTTTGCTACCGTAGGTGACAATGACACCAAGTCTTACATGGCTGATACGACTGAAATAGCTACATCTCTATTTGATGACTCAGCCTATCCAGCTGACTTTGCCTCAAGCCCGCTCGTAACCACAAATGCTGCTGGAAATATATTTACCACAGGCACTAATTTTACAGACCCTCCACTCACAGCTACGCGAGAGGGAGGAACTATTATTATTAAAAGTAATGTAACGGGGGGAGACTTTACTTTAACAACCGAGGACGGACTTGCGGGTAATGGTATTAAGGCTGTTTACAAGCGTATTGACGCACTCTCAGACCTTCCAGTCAAAGCTCCCAACAACTTCGTAGTAGAAATTGTAGGAGACGCTGATTTAGAGCAAGATAACTACTGGGTAAAATTTACTACTAATAATGGAACAGATTTTGGAGATGGAGCTTGGGAAGAATGCGTAGCTCCTAATGTTTCAGACGGGTTAGACGCATCTAGTATGCCTATGACTATCCGAAATACTAACTTCAATACACTTGAGATTACTGCGATAGATTACGCAAAGAGGAATGTGGGAGATGAAGACACAAACCCTAACCCTTCGTTTGTTGGGCAAGGAATTAACGACATTGTATTCTTCAAGAATCGCTTAGGATTCATCACCGATGACAGTGTGGTGTTCTCTGAAGCTGGGGAGTTCTTTAACTTCTACAGAACTACGGTATCATCCCTACTCGACTCAGGCCCAATCGACATCACCGTAAGTAGCACCAAGGTCACTAAGCTAAAGTCAGCAACAATCTTCCAAGAGAACTTGATGCTGTTTTCGGACAACGTGCAGTTCGTGATGAAAGGTGGCGACTTATTCACTCCCAAGACTGTCTCGGTGTCTCCTACAACTAACTTCAGTTTGGAGGACTCGGTAGCTCCTACTCCACTAGGCTCCTATGTCTACTTTCCGTTTACTCGTGGCTCCTACACAGGACTCCGTGAGTTAGCTCTAAGTGCAAATACAGAGACCTATGACGCCGTAGAAGTCACCGAGCACGTTCCCGCTTACATTCCTAGTAACATTATCGCAATGACTGGAACCACATCAGAGGACATGATTGCTCTACTCAGTGCTGACGAGAAAGGCTCCCTATACATCTACAATTACTTTTGGAATAACAATCAAAAAGTACTAAGTGCTTGGTCGAAGTTTACCTTCACGGGTGAGATACGAGGCATCGAGTTCATTGACTCATCTCTATACGCAGTCATTACCAATAACGACGAAACGAACCTCGTAGAGATGCCTCTAGAGTCGGGCTTAAAGGATAATGCTGGTTATGTTACACACTTAGACAGTCGAGTGTCTGCTACAGTAGACAATGGCTCTGATACAATCACCCTGCCGTACACCCCAGAGGACAACTCGGTGCAAGTCTATACGACCGATGGGTTAGCCCTTAACTGCACCAACTCTGGAGCTACTGTTACTCTTGCTCAAGCGGTCAACGATGTTGACGAGAACGGCGACCCAATAGATACAGATGTCTGGGTAGGTATCCCTTACACAATGAAGTATACGTTCTCTGAGCAGCTCTTCAAAGCTAAAGCAGGTAACGGTAAGAGTCCCTCTAATGCCGCCAAGATGATGATACGGAATGGTTCCCTCTACTACGACAATACTAGTTACTTCAAAGTTAAAGTCACTCCTAAGTTCCGTGATACCTACGAGAATATCTTTACACCTGACGTGGTTGGTTCTTCTACCCTAGGTTCCTTGAGCCTCGACAGTGGCTTCTATCGCTTCCCTGTGTTCACCAAACCACAGGATACAACGATCACTATTGAAAACGAGAGTGCGCTCCCTAGCACATTCCAGAGTGCCGAGTTTGAATCCTTTGTTCACACCCGCTCTAATCGATATGGATAAAGTCCTCAGCACTCATGGGTCTTGTAAGGTCGTAGAGGCTAACTACGCTCATGTAGCTTACCTCTATCCACGTCTCCGAAAAGCAGACAAGGTGGAGATAGAGTGCATGGGACATGAGCCCTGTACGTCGCTCCTAAGAGCCTTAGCAACAGATGACGTTACCCTTACAGCCCTAGATGCTGATGACGTTCCCTTTGCGATGTTCGGCGTAGGACAGATAGATGACCTAGCCTATATCTGGTGTCTAGGCACTGACGGTGTTTCTGATAACGCCTACGACTTCCTTAAAGCGTCCCGTGAGTGGACTCAACGATTAACCAAGCCTTATGGCGCAACCTTTAACTTTGTCCATGAGGATAACCACGTAGCCCTTAAGTGGCTCAAATTCTGTGGAGCAGTCTTCATTCGTAAACTTACCTTTAGCAATCAACCCTTCTTTGAATTTATAATCCCCTCTAAATAATATGTGTGAACCAATATCTATAGGACTGGCTATGGCATCAATGGGTGCTCAGATACACGGTCAAAACCAACAGGCCAAAGCCCAAGCGAAAGTCCAAGCAAACGCTTCAGCAGCAGAACGTCAGCGTTACCTTCAAGAAGTGTCCTCTATGCGTATCCAGCAAGGACAAGAGGAAGTAGCAGCAGCCCAGCGCGTCAATGAGTCTGCTAGGAAAGCTCGTGAGGCACGCGCAACGGCTCGTGTGAGTGCTGGGGAAGCAGGAGTAGCAGGGCTTAGTGTTGACGCTCTTATCAACGATCTGACACGAGAAGAAGCTAGCTACAACTTTGCTACACAACAGCAACTACAGATGAGCAATGTGAATCGCACGATGCAACTGGATCAAGCTGGTCTTGGTTTCACTAATAACATGCTTCGTATCAACAAGCCTATCGAAGGCCCTGATTACCTTGGGACTGCTATTGGTGGTGCTCAAACAGGACTGTCCACTTATTCCGTAACCAAAGACTTTTAAATTATAATGCGTAAACAAGTACAATTAGATCTAGGAACACCAGCGTTATCCCCAACGGTTCAACGCGCGGGGCAGTATAACGTAGCCGTCCAAGCGACACCTAAGACCAACTCAGCGTTACAACTAGCGCAAGCCCTTAGGCGCACTCCTCAAGTCCTAGGGCAAGCCTCTAACATCGCTAAGGAGATGGGAGCGGAAGCTGCTGCATCTACTATGGACGTCGAGGGCGCACTGAATGACACCGAGACAAAGGGCATCTTAGGCTACGATAAAGCTTACCAACAAGGTCTCGTTAAGCGTCACTTTGTAATGAACGAAGAGGCGATCAAAGAACGCTTCATGGGTCTCTCTCGCACTGAC